CAGAAATGATAAAAACTCCGTGCACGACAGCACCATCGTGATCAGGCTGACCACCCAGGCCGTGGGCGCGTGTGCGATCAGCATGGCCACGTCACACACCGACGCCGCAAACAGGATGGTGATATACGTCCCCAGCTTTGACAGGAACCGGTCCCGGAGCTCCTTGCTTTTGATATAGCGCCACCGCCGGGCCTGTGAAATGAATTTGTAATACGTCCATACCGATCCCGGCGTCTGCGGGTACATGTCGTGCCAGAGTTTCGCGCTCTGTGCCAGCCACCGGGTAAAGATATCCAGCGCGGCCAGCACAACAAAAATCGCGATGAGCTGCAACTGCACGCCCATCGCGTCTGCTACCGTAGCCACCCCGGCACTGACCGCCAGTTTCTCCGACCAATGCTCTGCTACGGATTTAAGAGTTTCACTACTGAAAAGTTTGTTCAATTTGGACCTCCAATAGCAATAACATAATGTATTTCATGCTAATTGCACCATTTTCAAATTGCCCCGCAACGAGCCAGTTTGAGCTTGATACCCACGCAAAGAAACAACCTCATTTTCATCTAATTCGGTTAGAAGAACGTTAACATTACCGCCGCCTGAATCAGAAGAGTTTCTTGTGCTTGAACTGCTATGCTTTCCTGTTGCAATATTGTTAACATACATACTTGTCCCGCTATAACTAAGGTCTATAAATCCTATGATTAACCAAGTTCCTGCTTGATGTGTGGATATTGAGCATAAAGTTGTTATAGTGCCTACAGTAGTTGAACTTCCGCTTGCTTCTAACACAGTACCCAAACGTGTATTGATAGCACCCACTTCTGCATCCACATATTCCTTATTCGTAACAGTTTTCTTTTCAAACTGCGCACTTCCGTCTTGTATTGCCATAATTCCTCCTTGTTAGAATTTGATAATATACCGCATCGTCAGAGCAGGTGGTTGTACTGTATCTGCATTGCCATATATGGAGCTGGAGCGGGACGCACTTAATTCTATAACCTGATAGTTTTGATAACCCTTTACGCCCGTCGGTGTTCCGTCAAACACGTTGTCTCCACGAAAAACTCCATTAATACTGTTAAATCCACCCCAGCCACCGCTGGAGCTACGAAACGAACCAGTAATATTCGGCAGCCCCGCCGTCTTTTGCGTTCCTGCCGTTGCGCTGCCTTCAACGAACCTATCTATCAGATTCGGCAAGTTGAACGTGCTTTCCCCGTCGCCACTGCCATACGTCTCTCCTATAACCTCAAACAGCCTTGCATACGTTGTCCTGCTCACCGCAGACCCATCGCACAGCAGCCATCCTGCCGGGGTACTGTTCCCAGCGTAAGCCTTTACCTCGCCAACCATGGCGTAACTGCCTACCACGAATGTACACGTACCATCTACAATCACCCCCCCGTAGTGAACACAGGCTCGGTCGCTCCTGTTGTTCCGGCTACGGTGCACTCAAGATAATACCGAGTTCCCAAATTAGCAGAGTACGCCACATCCCCAACATCGTAATGGGTATTCCGCTGCAACAGGAAAGCACTCATGCTGTGGGCAGCGTCCTCTGCCTCAGTTGCACTGTCAGCCGCCGCAACAGCAGAAGCAGAAGCAGCACCCGCACTGGCAGAAGCATTGCCCTCACTCGCGGCCGCATTGATCGCGCTTGCATTGGCAGCCGACGCACTCCCTGCAGCAGCCGTGGCAGAGTTTCCCGCATTAGTCTCACTCATGCCCGCGGCCGTAGCCGCAGCCGTAGCCGTTCCCGCTGCACCCGTCGCGGTCGTGGCAGCACCCTGCGCCGTTGTTACCAGCGTCCGTAATTCATTCTCTCCCTCTTCCAGTACTTTAGAAGCAACATCATACGGCTCCGGATTTGGCAGATTTTTGTTGTTCGTCCAGTTGATCACCCCATCCGTCACCGACGGCGTAAACGTAGCACCATCGCCAACCGATACTTTACCAACTAAGCTATCCGGCATATCAATGCACCTCCTCCAGCACCGTCAGCGTGTCCGGCCCCAGAACCACCGTCTCCGTGCCGCCCGCAACCTTGACAACCTGATAGTAATACACCCCAAAGTCCAGCGGCTCTGTGTCCGCTTTGTTGATCAGAAAACTCCCATCCGGAAGCCGGCCACGGGAAAACAGCAGCGTTCCCAGACTGCTGTCTGTATATACCCGGAGCTCCAAGGTTTCCCCTGCCGCCAGCGATGCCCCCACATACAGATAGGCATCGTCGCCCCGGCTCAAACGCAATTTTGTACCATCCACAATAAACATCAGGCTGTCCTCCTCCACATGTACACATAGACCGACGCCGGTCTCACATCAAAACTTGCACTTGTTCCAGCACTGCCGGTCGTTCCGGAATGGGAGTGGTTCCCGTTGCTGGCCGCCGTGGCAGAAAAGCCGTGTGTGTGGTTGGGTGCAGCAGAGGTGGAACCGCTCCAACTACGGGACGCATCAAAATTCCATACACGGTTTGGCGAACCGCCCCCATCAGCTTCGTTATTTCCGCCACCTGTATAGTACGAGAACGCTCCTGTTGCTATCGTTGTAATATTCCGTTCCCATACGGCGTTAAATGAGCCAGTAATATTCATCGTACCTCGTGTATGGCTGTGCGCCCCATTACCGCCGGTCGTACCGGAAACGCTATGCGTGTGCGCTCCGTTACTGGACGTTGAAAAACCATGCGTATGCGCTACCAGCGGCACGTTCTTTGTATGCGCGCCCACACCTGACGTGCCATCAACCACATCCGCATCCTCCGCAGCCAGCAGATACTTCCCTTTAATCTGCACCCAGGTTCCTCCGCCAAGCAATGTGGCCGGATTCGCATCCTGAATCGTTATAAACACACTTCCCACCGGCCACGAATCAATAGGCCACACCGCCGTGACAGCACCGCTTCCGTTAGGCACCGCACCATTCACCGAGAACGCAAACGCCCGCTGGATAGAATCCACCAACGTCGCCGGATCATCATCCTTTGCATCAAAACCACGCGCCGCCAGCACGGTCGCGATCGCATACGCCATGACGGAGCACTGCCGGTACAATTTGTTATGCAGCTTCGGCGAAGCCAGCCCCGGCGTCACGCCATTGATCCGCTGCGGCTCGGCCTGGTACTCCAGATCCGTGTCTATATCCGTCAAACTTTCATCGAAAATCTGAAAATTTTGTGTAGCCATTTTTACCTCCTTTATTGCGGCTCAGCCCAATGAGATGTGTACCCGGACAGCAAGTACGTATCAGTGTCATACGCAAACAACGGTAGCCCGCTCGTATCTGTGATAGTCAGTAAATTAATGCGCACGCCCTCGGGCTTCGGCACGATATACCCGTTAGTGATAAGCTCCCGCTCCAGCGGCGTAAACGCGCCCATGATGACCACGTTGTAGGTCATGTCCTGCAGGTCCTGAATTTGAAAATACCGCACCTCTGGAAACAGCACCGCCCAGGCTTCGTACAATTCGTCCAGCGTGCCCTTCCATGTGTTCTGGATAATGCGCGCTTTGATAACCATCCGGTAGGTCGGATCATCCATCAACGGGCTGGACCCGTCCGCAGGATGAAAAGACAGCAGCCTGTCCACCCCGACAATGCGACCGATGATATCCAGCTGCACCCCGATCGCCGTGTCCAAATTAAACGCATCCAAAAACTCCTGCACCGTGTTTTTATAGGTCAGCCCTTCCGACAGCAGCCACAGCAGCCAGCTTGTCAGCTTCGGCCTTGTTTTATACTGACTCGTTAGCAGTTTCCGGTACCCGTCCAGCAGCTCGTTGTCATCGCCGCCGATATAGATCGAGCACGGCCCCAGAATCGTCTCCACCCAGCCGTCACGGCCGGTCAGGACCAGATCATAAAAATACGTACCGAAATTCAGCGACGTTGTATCTGCTGGCACCAGCGGAATAACCGGCTCGCTGACCACTTTCCGAATCAGCGTGGTCTGCACTCCGGGCGCGCTCTTGACGGTAAACGTCAGCGTGTCCCCCGGGATCATCGTGTAATCTGCACCAGAAGCCCGACGCACTTGCACCGGGATATCCACCGTGTAGCCGCGCGCCATAGAGATGTTCATGTTTTCATCGACGGAAAAAAGCATGGTTTACACCCCCACCGTAATGTCAGCTTCACTGATAGACACAACCTCGTTGTAGTCGATCGGGATATCCATCGACGCCATCGCCGCCGGGTCCTTGCCAATCTCAATGCTCGCCACCCCGAAATTCGGATGCTTCACGTCCTCGTTCACCGCGATGGCCACACCAAAAAGCAGGCTCACGGAAACGTCCGCCGCAATATCAAAACCCGTCAGATATTCAAACAGCGCCGCCTTCACTTTGTCGGCCATGGTCGATACATACCCGGTGTACGGCGTCAATACCACATTTACGTAAATCGGCACATTGGTCGGCCGGTAAAATCTGATGTTTTGCGTAAACCCGCCGGAATCCGTGAGCGACGTGACCACGTCCCCGTTGGTATAGCACCCAATGCCCTTATGCCGCAGGATAGCGTCCGCAATGGCCTCCGTGTCCCCGCCTTCCACAACACAGGTCACACTGTGCGCCGGCAGCCCGTATGGATTGTCTGCGCTCACCTCTGCGCTGTTGGTATCATTCTCATACACCGCCAGCCGCTGCACTTCCGTGATGGCCGCAATGGCCGCATAGGTTCCCGCCAGCATGGTCTGCGACGGACCTGCCACAGATGCAGCCTGCCTTGCCCGCAGCGCCGCGTCCGTCTCCGTTTTTGCACCCGGCACCGCGGCCTCCGGATTTGTCACCGTCAGCCAGCCATAGGTCGGCGTGTTGATCTTGTTTATCTCATTCGCTGACGCAGCCACCGGCCCAGCCTCCGAACAGGTAGCCGTGACCGTAACCGTTCCCGAGGTCGGGATAGAAACGTTGGCCGGCAAATTCCATATAACATCGTTCACATCCTTGACAGACCCTTTTACGATCTGCGTGTACGGCGTGCCGGTGATGACCACGTCCGCTGTGGACCGGCTGCCCGGTTTGCGCGCGATGCCGTTGATCTTTACCACTTCATCCAGCCCGACACCGACCGCGGTTCCCGGACCGCGGCTGTTATACGCCATGGCCATGCCCTGCATGGTGTCAAACGTTTTCAACGCATAAATGCTGATCAGCTGATAATCTGCAGAATCATTTTCAAGATAAATATCGTCGCCAAAAATAGACTTCGCACCGGCCACCATATCGTCCACAATGTCCTGATAGGTGGGATAATGGAACCCCGTCTCGTCAATATACGGCGCAAAATAAGCCACGTTACTGCACCTCCTTAACATTGCTCACGTACAGCTCGCCATAGATCGTGTCAAGCCGGCATGTGAATTCATAGGCGCGTTTGTTTCGGTTAAACGTGGAATCGTACCATCCAACATTGATAACTCCCGTAGTATCCCCGATACGCCTGGCAAAAATGATATCTACAGCCTGCTTGTTGGCATCCGAGCCAGAGCTGGCCAGGATCCGCTCGAACAACGGCAACCCGTCCTCCTGGTCTTCCCACCATTCGCCATACAATAAAAGAAGCCGGGATTTGACTGCCTGCCCGACAGCCTCCCGGCCTGTTAAGTAATCCGTCTGGCCATGCCCGAAAACATAGTCCCAGTTATCATCTAATCTTCGGTACCTCAATTCACACCTCCCGTGGAACCGCCACCGGTCTGTACGCCGGTGTGCGTGTGCCCCATGAACCTGCGCCCGTCAATCGTCGTGCTACCACCAATCGTAACATTGCCAGCCGTGATGTTCACCGCGGACCCTACGATATTGACCGTGCTCCCGGCAAGCTCCACATACGCTGTCCCCGCCTCATTCCGCAGCTGACAGCTGTTCGTGGAATAACCAGATACCCGGCGCGGCTGACTCCACGGACCCGGAATGGCAAACGCGTCCGACAAATCGTGACGCCGGGTATCAATCTGGTTTTGTACGCCACCGTTCTGCCACCAGGCGTCGATGCAGGCGTCGCCAAAACATACCAGCACCTCATCTCCCCGTGTAATCGGCAGTGTAAGCACATAGCCACCCGCACGCGGGAAGCATACCGGAACATCCAGCAGCAAGGGAATCTCTGTCCATTTTTCCACCCCTTCTGCATTGATCAGGCATTCCCGAATGGCTACCCGCACATTGACGGTCTGCTGCTCCTCATCATAGGACTCCACAATCCCCGGCGTGTGGCAACGGAGCTTGATGCTCGCCTGCCGTTCCCGGAGTGCACCCATCCGCTCAGGAATCGGATTCACTTCATCAAGATTCATGTTGCACCTCACGTTCCATTTACATAAGTGCTACCGTCAGACAAAATTCCTGGCAGTGCCGCAGCACCATGACGGCTCAAGCCAACCACATCCGTGTACCAGTCGTTGCCCCGGGTATCGCCCCGGTGGGTAACTTCGATAGCCTGATAGATCCAATCTTCATCTAACGGCAACTGCTTTTGTCCCGCCGTCAACGTCTGTTCTTTTATCTCCGAATTGCTGATTTTTATTTTCGTGGCAAGCCGAATGTTCGGATTCAGCAACACACGAAAATTAAGGCCATGCGTCGTCTGCTGCGGAATCCCGATCAACCCCACAAACGGATCCACAACCAGCGCCTCGTCATCGGTCACATCCGTCAGCTTATACAGATTCACTTTGTCGCCATCAAAAAAATACAGGGCATTATTGCCCCGGCAGATATCATCAATATAATCAAACGTACGGCCAAAAAACACCTTCCCTCGCGGCAGCCGCTGTTCACTCAACCCGTTGGTCAGGTGCGCCCATTCCGTGCGCACACTTCCACCATTACAGGCCGTCTCAAAGATCTGTCGTTGGTTCAGACCCTTGTTCACCGACATCTGGATATAGTTGAACCCCAGCGGCTGGTTGCCATCAATACAAGAAAGCGTCAGCACATAGTCAGCGTTCGTCTCCCTGTCCCTCGTCGGATAAATGACCTGCCCGTCGAAAATCACGCCATACTGCCCTGTGGTTTCCTTCTGTTTATCCTCTTCCGTCTTTTTTTCACCGACATCCTTGGAATTTTTAACCTTATCATTTTTTTGGTCAGCACCCATAGACCCATCATAGCCGGCTTCAATAATCACGCGGTCGCCATCATTAATAATCAGCTTTTCCGTTTCGGCGGCCAGATTATAAATTTTAACGATCGCATAACTTCCACCCTGGCTCCGACGCTTATGCACCTCGAACGTACAATGCAAATCCGACACATCCAGCGCCTTCTTGTCATTTTTTGATGTGACCAAAATCCTGTATTTTCGCAACCATAAATAGCTACCCACTACGATCACCCCAAATCAGCACAAACGTAGCTCCCAGCGTTTTATTGTCAGGCTGCTCCAAATCTG